TTTTGACTAAAAAGAAAAACAAATTCTCTTTTTCTACCAACACATATTTAACAGGCCTCGGCCAGAGGGCACAAGGAATATTGTTTTAAAACAGTTGGTTTGTTGAATCAAGATGAATATTTCGCAAAGACAAGTGAGTTATGATGTACCGAGTTCTCTCGTGTACGATCGCAAATTCGATACGGCAATTCGCCAGTCTCAGATTGATGGATTTTTCCTGCGAATGGAAATCCCCGAACGTCTGAACAAGGATGATCATATACTGTTGAGAAATATAAATGAGGAGGACATCGTGAGGTCTCCTACTCCCCATCTTTACACCGAGATACTCAGCCGAATTCTGACGTCATCAGAGGCTGGAATAATTAATAAATCTCCTCATAATGTTGACATGAAAAAGATGATGGATCTATCAGAGAAAGCCCTGAGCATTCAGCTTCAATACATCATGGAAGGGGTAGATTCCTCCGTAAAAAAGAATCACGCTCATAAGATCCTGACCAAACTCAGAGAGCAAGACGTTGATCCACTGGTCGCAAACTTATTAAATGCAGCACACTGCATATCTATAATGATAGAGGATTCGTACGTCGTAAACAAGTATAAATTGGATAACACAGAGAATGCTGCCGAAATCTTAAAGAATTGCAAGAGCTCCCTACTGGAGTATTTAGATTATACAGTAAACTGGTCAAGGAAGTTATGCGCGTTCACTAAAGACGGACAAACATACATTATGCCAAAATCTTACATGCTTTTAATCCATAATAAACTTTGTGATTTATCATCCGTGATCATCATGCTTCAGTTACAGGCAGGAGGAGCAATGCCTGCAACAATCAAAGAGACTGTAGTAGACTTCTGCAAAGTCATGTGCGAGTACGCCAGAGACTCAAGAGCTTTTGTGATCTCAAAGAATTTGTTCTTGTATGTCCTGGTAACAGGGGAAACCCTCAAACGTGTTGAGAGATGGAAGAACGATGAGTTTCTAAAGTTGGTATGTGAAGAGCTGATGGAAGCTACTGGTTTTGACTACACATCTTCGGAATTATGCTTTATATTGAGAGCAAATCCGATAGAGGTGATTAGCGAGTTGTCATGTTTGTCGAAACTTTTTGGCCACCCTTTGGTCAACATGGAAGGTGGGGCTCGAGCAATTCACAAGAAAGCTACGGAGTCTTATAAACTTGATTACAGAAAGATAGTAGAGTGTATGTGCTACATTAAAGAGGCATATGTTCAACAGTACATCACCCGCTATAAGAAATGGCCTCCACACACTATAACTTCGAAACTAGCACCACTCCCTTTGAGGATGGCTGCTCTATATGGTGAATATTATAACTCTCCCAGTATAACTGAGAGGTTCGGACATGCCCAGATTATGGATTTCGTTTTCGTTGAACTTAGACCAGATCTTAAGTTCTCCAAACTTGAGAATGCGATCCCGTACCTTAAAGACAAAACTCTCAGTCTTCTTCGAAGTAAGGTGGTATCAATGTATATCAATCAAGAAGAAGATATGAGGACTCGATGGGCTGATACAAGACTCCTTCTGGTTTATCTATTACATCCGACCTCTGCTCTGGATCATGTCAACTACATAGAGCAATATTGTGAGTCAGCAACGTTGGATGAATTGATGAACTACCTCGTCATAAGGATAGTTCCAAAAGAAAAGGAGCACAAGATTGACTTCAGAGGTTTCGGATGTAAGACTTACGAAGATAGACTCCGGTGTTTGGCTCAGGAGAAGGCAGTCATGCAGTACTTAGACCTTTATAGCGATGAGCAGGCGATGACTCTATCTGAACTCCAGATAGCAAGGAAGTTAGAAGGATTTAGACGAATGAAAGATGCATTTCCAGGTTATGTAACTATTACCGTGAATCTTGATGCTTCGGCATGGTGTAATCACTTCAGACCAGAGACTGTCGATGATACGATGGTTCCTACTCTAGACAAGATATATGGAACAAATATCTTTTCAAAGACCCACTTAGCCTATAACAAGACTCTTTACTATGTGCCTGATGAATCTGGAACTTACTACTGGTACGGACAAGATGGGGGTATTGAAGGACTCAATCAAGATACATGGGTTGTAGTATACATTAGTCAGATCAAGACTGCGTTCAGTGGGATGGCTATAAGATATACAGTATTGTGCAAAGGCGATGATTGTAGAGTTGTTCTTAGTATCCCTTACAGAGAAATAGTGGACGGAGATGTAGCAGGATTTAAGAACAAGATCGTGCAACGTCTGTCGGAAACCGCAAGTTCCCTCGGACATAAGATCAAAATTCTGGATAGTTATGGCTCTGAACGTTACTTTAACTTCTCAAAGACAGCCTCTGTTGGATATGTAGAGCTTCCGCAAACTTTCAGGAAGATTCAGAAATGTTATGGTGCGAATAACGCATTCATCCCTACTATGGACGAATACATTGCTAGCACTTTCAGTAACGCGCATAGTGCATCTAAAGTGGGTATGAGTCCAGTCTCTTGTTACTATACTGCAATTATGTGGAGCGCTTATTATCTGGCTACCAACAATCTATACAAAGACCTGTCTCTGGATGCTCACACAGCGTTAATGCTTGTCCCGAGCATATTTGGAGGATTCCCAATTATCTACTATCACAATTTCTTCGTAAGAGCTGAATCAGATCTGATGAGCCCTTTTATAGGATTACTTCAGTTTTGCAAGAACTATTACCCATCGGTACATGAAGAGATGACTAAGTTCTGTAACATCTCATGCCCCCCTAGTCTCACTTGTGAAGGCTTATGCCGAGATATGTACTCTGTCCCTATATCCCGTCCTCCTCTCCCTTCAACTGTACTGCGGAACATGGTCGCGGATGCGTTACCAAAGATAACTCGGAATCAAGGTATTAGAGACCTGTTAGAAGCAGCAAGGTCAGATGAATCAGACACGGTCATGGAAATTCTGACAAGTGCGAGCCATTTTGAAGCAAAGGTGTTATCAGTCATCTACGCTTGTTTACCTGTTTCACTAGTTTCAGAGCTAGTTCGAAAGTTTGAATCTGCGAGGAGTGTCAATGAGATGCTCATACTTAGATTCGGCCACACGTCAACTTTCCACAAACTTCGAAGAATAGTTCGATCTGAGAAGAAGCTACAAGAGTGGAGGGTCAAGACTCTTAAATCTGGCCCGCAGGGGGATGTCGTGTCCATTCTTAAATTCTGTTACAACGTCTGTCCCGGTCAGGCTGCTTATAACATCCGGAAATACGCATATGGGAAACCCGTCACGGGAATAACTATGCCGCCATTGCAACATCAGATCTATATAACGACTCAAGATGCCTCGTCTCATCTTGAGTGGGCTTATAGAAACCATTATCAGATAACCATCTCTGATGCCACAGAAACGTTAGAGCCGAAAAGCCCGGATCATTTCAGAGCAGGTCTGATCAGGCCGTTTTCCGGACATATCACGTCTGACAAGTCGATGATGCCTCGTCTGTACCTTGTAGAAAAGGACTTTCTTCTGAGTAGAGTCCAAAAACTGATAGATATCGTGACATGGACCGACTCTACATATATTGATGAGGAAGGTAACCCGATCACCTCTGACATCAGGGAATTAGTTACCAGAATTTTACATCTGTACACTGATCTTCCATTGGAGGCATTATCCCCATTCTCTAGGAACAAAATAAGAGGGTCTATACAGCATCATGTTCGCGCAGCAAATTATCGCACCAGTATAGTCCCGAACGTGTTGGGGAATATGTATCGCAGGGTTGTATGGAAGACCCATATGCATACGACTCTAGCAACTACGAGGAAACATCTTCGCTTCAATGTGCTTCATCAGATGTGCTATGCAGTATCAGTTCTGTCCATGCCACTAGACTATCAGAGAACCAGTAATTTATCTGGTGACTATTGGATTGTAACGAGCAACTGCGACTTCTGCTCGGGATATATTACAGAGGAGCCAATTACATTCCGCAAGAAAAATTTCAGATCCATACAATTCGAATCACTACAGGTAACAATGCTAGACCAGAACTCCAAGAGAATATTGAAAGAATCTTTGGCAGTTTCTGACAATAACAAGTACATGAAAGAGGCGTTCAATCGTGAAATTCCGAACGAGATAGCACTACAAGCAGCTATGTATGTCCATGCGATGGCTGAATTGAGAGTAACAAATAATCTGATAGCCAAGCACGGATTTGAAAATGCCACTCACAAAGGAATAGAAAACTTGAAGAGCATGTCAGGGAATCATTCCAAGATAATCGATAAACATTATCTCGCGAAAATACCAACCAAAGAGTTGTTGGTTCCGGTTGTAACTATAGTTGCCCATATGATCTCAGGCATGTATCCAAAATTCGAGGAAGATGAGCTGACAGGACTCCTACTGACGGAACAGCCAACTCGACTACCGTGGTACTTCTTAGTTAAAGAATTGTACGATGCCTACCAGCTAGGCCCTATAATGAATTGTTTAGCAGCAGCGGTTGAAGTCCCTACATCACTCAATTACCATACTGCAGAGGGCGTTGCGTGCCTATTTGGGTCGTACTGTTACGAGATATGGTCCACACGACTGTTGCCAATTCCACTGATCATTATAAGCGATTACCAATACATAGCAAGTCTCATGAACATCAAAATATACGTGACAGACATGGTTCGGAGAGAGATCGAGGAAGGTCTAAGACACATAACGTCAGGAATGCTAACTCACGATGAGATCCGCGAAGCAGCTGCTCTGTGCATGGGTTACGGTCTCTTGAAAACCCATGACATATCTCGATATCAAATCAAAGAGAGTTGTGAAGGGTCTGCTGACTGGTTGATCAGTGATCTCTTTATAGACGATATTTCAGATACATTCGACCCATATTCGATGGATTCCCAAGAGTTAATGGAAATGGCACCTAGTTTTGTGAGGAGGGTCAAGAAGGTGTCTAAGCTATCATGGAACGAACTCTATGATGCATTCGTAACGAATTACGACCTCGTCACGGATACTATCTCGGGTTTCTTAGATAGAGAGGTCAAGGTATATCATATATCGATCGCGGAATGTACGTCTACAATCTTGGAATTTGAGACTCCTGAGCCTAAACTTGACAGAAGTTCTGACTGCCGAGACGGTGTTCTACATTATTCGACGTCAGTTTCTATGAAAAATACAGGAACAAACTATGTAAAAATGGCTGAATTCAACTATTTATCTGAGACGAAAAACGACTTCCCGGCATTCGTCCCTACTCCAGAACCTGAGAGATATACTCCCTCAGGTCAAGCTATGTGTCAGCCTGTCGGTTACTGTAATGCGTCAGCATCGTCGCTGTCGGAGATAATGAAGTACCTAGGAGTTAAGCCTGAAGTGGATCTTAGGAATTTGAACATAATATGCTTGGCGGATGGGGTCGGCAGCTTCACATCCTGGTTTGCCTGGAATTCTACAGGATGCACAATCTTGTTCAACTCTCTGCCAGAGTCTGATCAAGTTCAACTTCCCTATGCTGCTATGATGAGATCAGCTGAAAATACTATCGTGACCGAACATATGCGTCAAGGAGTATATGACCTCCAGCATGTCTCCACTATAGACAAATATGTAGAAGTTATGGAGGTATGTCATATCATGACCTGCGACATTGATATAATGGAAGCAAATGATGTTGTTGTGGAGAAAATATGGGTGAATATAATTAGAGGGTGTTTGAAATTGTTGACTCCCAACGGGTTATTCATCTGCAAGGTCAGATTTTGTAACTCAGTTATGTCCCAAAAATTCATTAGTACTGTAAGAGCCGTGTTCTTAGACACGTACTTGATGAAGCTGCATTCAGTGTCAGCCCAAGATACAATCTACGTGGTAGGACAAAATCCAGTCAGACAAGCTCCGTTGTCCCGCTTGATGAATGCTTATAGAGATGTATACAGTAAAACCTCACAAGTTCTCGGCACAAGGAATCCATACCCGGCCACACAAGACTTCAACCAGCAACTTAAGCTAGAATTCCCTGTCTCTTATAATTGGAACTGGATCAAGCAAATTACTCCTCTGTGGGTATCAAAGCTCGAACAACTAGTGAAGATGTCCGTTAGTTATGCCTCTATTAATAAGCTTCTAAAAGTGGCGGACGAGAAAGGGTCAAAGTTTGATGTTTACAGAGAGTTCCTACGTGTGTACAAAATTGCTGATCAGAGAGACAAAGTATTGGAACAGCTAGAGAAGGATCTTGTCGTTAATGATGTTCACGGTGTTACGCACTCCGCAGACTTCCGGTCGAGTAGAGGTCGTTTAGTTTGCAGATCATTCGTGTTTGCTGGCATGGTAGATGCACCCAGACACATCAAGGACGGGCATTACACGGTCGCCAGCTTAGCTGCGGCGTTCAGTCACCATGCTCTACGTTTCAAAGAACGGGATCTTCCTCCCGCCCTAACTCTGAATCGAAAAATTCTTTATAGCCAAAACGCCCAACTAGAAGAAGGCTTTAGGTTGCCTATTTGGAACTCCTATTGCAGTGGATTCTCGGTGTTCCTATGGTTCTTAGCTTGGGTGACCGCATACAACAACACTATATGAAGTGATCTAATTAGGATATAAGTTTATCACCAAACTGAATTAAAATGACGAACAGAGAGAAATACCGTCTCTTGTCGCAGATTCAAAACAACTTTTGGCCGGAAGGCACAAAAACGTTAGGATATTCTTTTACGAGCTATTTACTCAGTTGCTATACAAGCCGAATAAACCAAACTGCTATAGTGAAGCCGCATCATCTTTTAAGATGAAGCTAAGTTTGTTACTCGCGGGCGTAGCCCTTTATTATGCTGCCCTGTCATCAGGTTTTATCGCGTATGATTGCGCACACAAGAGGACGAATTTCACGGCGTTATCAATCTGGTCTGTTGGAGAATGCCCGGATATACCTGACCAGGTGAAAACGGAGACCAAGCAGATCCAGTTACTCCAAATCAATGAACATTCTCTGATTCATGTGTACCAGTGCAAAGCAGCGATGATCAGGACGATCTACCATTGCGGCTCATTCTCGCACTCATCACTGGTTGCGAGAGCGGTTACCCAGTACGTTGAGGACATCTCAAGGACCGCATGCATTGGTATGCATGTAACCAAGACATGGAACCTGTATGGATCAACTGTAGATAGGTTGAAGCTCAATGCTACTCAGACGTACCACAAGATCGTCGCAGGTGACAATGACTTCAAAGGAAGCTGCTCTGGAGGTAGTTACACGGCAGAAGGAGTAGTCTACAAAGATGTAGTCGTCGAGTTATCGATTACGCTAACACTCTATGACTACGAAACAACCGTGAAGAAAGATGAAGGATTGGTCTCCTTGCGAGGGGGGTATACCTGTCCTTACAACAAGGACGGGTGTATGGACTCCGAAGGAGGAAACACGTATTGGGAATATACTCAGAGTAATGACTGCCTAAAAGATCAATACAACGTCCTCTACTCTGGTGAGGCCATTGAGACCACAGCGGTGTCAAACGGCCAGGTTCAGAAAATGTACTCGGTCCGAACAGGAGACATAATTTTCAGCCTCATGACCACCCTCCCTGCTCCGCTCTGCTACCTAAAGGGTCTGGCCACGGAGCATCCGAGCCTATTCATCTACGTGACTGATGGGGGCGACAAACCTTTCACACGAACGATCAAATCAGCCAAAAACATGGACATGTTTACGTACGTAAACAGTAAATTCGTCCATGTAGAGAGGCATTTAAGATCGAGCATAGAAAGTCTATACAGGGATGTCGTCCGTCACCGCTGCGACCTAGAGAGGACCGTGTTAGAGACCAGACTAGGAATGGCAAGCTCCAACCCTATAGAATTCGCTTATCTGGTGATGGGAGGCCCCGGATACACTGCCCTCCAAATGGGAGAAGTTGTATACATTATCCAGTGTCAACCGGTTGAAGTCCAACTGAGAGAGACTCCTTCATGCTACCAAGAAATCCCGGTCGTGTACCAGAATAAGTCCTCCTTTGTGACGCCTAGGTCTCGTTTACTCCAGCAGTATGGGACACAAGTTGATTGTAACTCTCTGATGTATCCAACTTACTTCCTTAATGAGGACTGGTACAAGGTACATTCGGGTCCTCACCTTGTAAAAGCGCCCGGGGCTCTGAACCCTAAAGTCAGAGATACATGGAAATACACGGATCCAGGATCTTTGATACAAGCCGGACTATATACAAAAGAAGCATTGGACAAACTCCGGCACGAAGTGATGTTTCCCTCAGAGCGATCAGCCATCACAAATATTCTGACACGCATAACTACTCAAACAGGGACAATTCCCCAAGGAGTTTCCATACATGGCCTGCTGGATGATGAGACGATAGAACACTTGGCTCAGTCTCTCACTGGAAGAATGTGGGGATGGTTTTCCTGGCTTGGCAATGTTGTGTCAGGACTGTTAGGCTTTTGGATCTGCGGCAAGCTTATTAAGTTTGTCATAGACACTGCAGTCCATGCGTACTCCCTGAGAGAAGTGTTCGGATGCTCCTGGTACATGTGCGGGATGTTCTGGGACGCCTGCACTTGGTTCCTACTAAGAAATAAACCATCGAAGAACTCGGAAGATCCAGAGGCTAGCTGTGCTATTGCGATGTCAGACTGTCGTAAATTCGAAGATGATGTCATAGTAAAGGAGCCATATGCCTCCCCTACTGCTCCACGAGATCCAGTCTGTTACCCGAAATTACCCACAATGTAATCGAAAGGTAACATCGAGTACTTATACCATATACATGCCATTAACTAGAAAGTAAGTTTAATAGTAAGGACCATCCATGTAACCGCATTTATTAGAATATTAAGACAGTTTTAATCCATATAGTGGTTTTATTGTAAGGTTTTGTAGTACTTAGAGAGAGTTTTAAGAAAGAGTTGAACGTGGACGATAGATTTTGGATCTCACCATACGAGCTTGCGCGAACCCTACCCCAACTCACCTCCCCTCCCCTTCCTATCCTCACCCTATCCCCCAATCCGCCTTTTGGCCTTAGCGGATTGGTTTAAAAACAACAAGAGGTGGCCCGAGGGCACATGATTACTAAGGAAGATTTTGGATGCTTACGCGATTGCGACAGCTACACTAGGGAGTTTCAACGACGATTAGAGTCACAAGGTGTTATATTTTGGACAGAAAAGACAGTGCGAATACCGAGCTTGAAGTTAGTGTTGACTAAACACAATTTAGGAGAGGAGGCGAGGAAGAGATACAGCCAGATCTTCCAGGGTCATCAGATCCGAGTTATCTGGTATTTTGACTATTCTGACTTGAAAGAGTGTTATCAGAGGGAAGGAATCATAGGCGGAAAACAGAAGAAGAAGTCTGGGGCGGTGAAGCAGAAGGAGAAACTAGAGGTGAGGAGGAGATCCCTCACGAAATTACTGGATACTACAGGCCAGACTGACGAGGCAGGACCATCAGGAACTCAAGTGGTTGATCTAAGTCCGATCAAATCAGAACCTCATAAGGATTCCAGCGACACAGACACTGACTCGGAGGAAGAACAGTTGACTCTCGGTCTAGAGCAACCAGGTGACGATAGTGATACTGACTCAAGCGGATCAGATCCAGAGAGTTCCGAAAGCGACGAAGAAGAAGATCCAGAAGTAGTAGCTATGGCTGACCCTCCAGTACCAGCAGCTAACGTCGTAGTTGCCGCCGCTAATGTAATTCCGGCCGGCAACAGTCTAGAGGAGAACCGCAGAGCCCTATTAGGGAATGACTACAATCAGGTAGCGGCCGTGGAAGACCTGAGGCGGCAGTCGTCTATGTACTGGATGGCTGATCTGGTTAACAAGCACTTGGTCGGTGCATCTGTGTACAGAGAGTTGATATTCAAGAACAATGAGTACGTAGCAGCCCTATCACTTGAAGATAAGACCAGATACCTACCGATGTTGATTAACGTGATCTGTCAGTCTAGGATGGCAGCGATCAATGAGAATGGTCGTATCCCTCTCCAGGTCCTCATGATTGCAGAGATGACCGGCTTGTACCAGGATGCCAAAACCGCTGACGCAGCTACATCTGCCGACAGGATGAATGCGGCATGCCTGGCGATCCTTGAAGATCCTGACCTGATCACATGCTGTGCTATGCAAAGTGCCCGTCGGCTAGCTCCTTTAGTTGCACCTGCAGCTGGGGCGAACGCAGAAGCTCCAGACAACAATCAACAAGGAGAGAATAACCTTATTCCGAGAGATGATCCTGCCGTGCTTTTCGGAGAGGTCGTTAACAGGATCAGACTTGATGTTGACTCTCGCCCTATGATCACTCCCCTTGCAGCCTACACGTGCGCTGTTACAGCTATGGCCAAGAAGGGTATGGTATCACAGCACTGTCTTGACAAAATTATTGACGGTGTGAAGTCGGATCTCGGGAGACAAATAGCACTGTCGACTGAACTGATCCGTCGGTATCATGATCGGTTCCCGATCACTCTGACGCGTGAAAACGTTGCTAGAAGGATGAAGGCAATCGAAGACATCATCCCTGAGGAGAACATGAGGCTCAAAATCATTATCCGCCAGGCAGCACTATCAGGATTAACCTGTATTACCACCATCAAGAAAGCGATGGACACACGGCCTGATTTCCCTTGGGCTCGAGTGTGTGCCCTATTCCCGGGTGAGGCTCAAGCTGCCACCGAAGCATTCCGAGTGATTGGAGATAACCCGTATTATGGATTCACAAGCACAATGGAGGGTGTGGCCTCAATTCGATACAAGAATTTAGCCTATGTCGCGAAGGAGGTCCTTATCAGATACCTAGGAGAATCCGATCTGAAGAACTATGCTGGATTCCCGAGAACGCCCATGTATCCTGACAGGGTTGCAGCAATTTTTGATGCATACAGGGCTGATGAAGAGCCAGCAGGAGCACCTGCCGAAAATCAGGCCCTTCTTACTGCTATGCGAGAGGCAGCAGTTCCATTCGGATATTAAGGGATCATGAGCTAAATCGCTCCATTTGAGCGTCACTAAATACAATGACACGGACAAATAAATAAATAAAACATGTGCCTTTTTGTAAATAAATATATGACCTGAATTTCTTATATGGATATATTTTGTAAGATTATACTGATTAATCCGATAATTACATACTGATAACCTCTTATTACATTTGCATTTATTCATATTCTATAATCCTAAGTTAAGAAGACGTGAGGAAAATGACAGAAAATAAAAGAAAAAGTTCTAGAGTAAGGTAGGGTAGATTAAATAAAAACCAACGGCCAGAAGGCACAAAACTAGAGATTAATTATTTACGGAGTACAATTAGACTTTATAATTATGGCTCAGGGGAGAGTACAAGGGATTGTTAGCTGGTCAGATGAAGTAGAGGCCAACCCGCCTGAGGAAACAGTTCCTCAACAGACTGAAGTCAGGACCCCGGTAGCTTCATTGGACAATATAAAGAAAAATCTAGACCGTTGTCTCTTACTCCTTACGTCCCTGACCTCTCGGATTACATCAATGGAAGAAGGTCAGACAGAAATAGGAAGAAGACTCGCAGTAATGGAAACGGCAATTGCTCGCATCCAAACTATCACTCAATCATCAGGATTTGAGAGAACCAGAACTAGATATGACTAACTCTATATTACCACAACTTAGCACGCAAGGAGTCTATAATGACTCTAAGATTCTGTTGTTAACACTAAATTTGCAAAACATGTCTGTATACGATATAACTCAAATGATCTTGCCGTCTAGTTAGTAAATACTAGCAACTTATCCTCTTCATTGTAGTCAGTTTGTGAAATCAGAGCAGCTACCATACTAACCGCATTTACAATAAACACTTATAATAACAGGGTAGATAATAAAGAAAAACCGGAACAAATAATTAAATGAGCAGATAAAGGTTTTAATACAATGTGGTGGTGGGATGAATACTTGGATTCTTATAATTATGTAGTGGTGTGTGGTTGTTTTAAAACC